TGCAAAATTGATAATATTACTGATTTCAAGTATGCATTAGTTGAATCAGACACCCAAAATATCGACATGCAGTACTCGCTTATGACCAAACTAGAATTGCCAATCGCAGCTTTAGTACACTCAGGCAATAAAAGTATTCATGCCATCGTACGTATTGAAGCATCCAATGAAAAAGAGTATTCCAGACGTGTAGATTATTTATTCAAAGTATGTAAGCAAAACGGATTGGATGTAGATACATCAACCAAGAACCCAAGCCGATTAAGCAGAATGCCTGGCTTCGAGCGTGGCAACAATCGACAGTATCTAATCGCAACAAACATCGGTAAGGAGTCCTGGAATGATTGGGTAGAATACATCGAATCAATTAACGATGATTTACCTGATCCAGAGAGCCTTGAAGATGATTGGAGCAATCTTCCTGAGTTAGCACCATGCTTAATCAATGACGTACTTAGACAAGGTCATAAGATGCTTATTGCTGGACCATCTAAAGCTGGTAAATCATTTGCATTGATTGAGTTAACAATTGCGATTGCAGAGGGCTGTAAGTGGTTAAACAAATGGGATTGCGCGCAAGGTAAAGTTCTATATATCAATCTTGAATTGGATCGCGCCAGCTGCTTACACAGATTTAAAGATGTGTACGAAAAGCTAGGTATTCAAAGACCAAACCTAAGAAATGTTGAAATTTGGAATCTACGTGGTAATGCTGTCCCAATGGATAAGTTAACACCTAAGTTAATCAGACGTGCACAGAAGAAGAACTACATTGCTGTTATTATCGACCCGATCTATAAAGTCATTACTGGTGATGAAAACAGTGCCGAGCAAATGGCAAAGTTTACCAACCAATTCGATAAAGTGGCTAGTGCATTAAACTGTGCTGTTATCTACTGTCACCATCACTCAAAAGGCTCACAGGGTAGCAAGAAGTCAATGGATAGAGCCAGTGGCTCAGGCGTATTCGCACGCGATCCAGATGCAATGATAGACCTCATTCAGATACCATTAAACGATGGTGTAACAGAACAGCAGATAAACAAAGCTGTATGTGATGAATGGGCAAGAGTCATAAAGCAATACAGTCCAGAATACTACGAAATGATTCCGTACGATGATTTTATGAGCAGAAAACAGATGGGTGCCCATTTGTATGATTCTGTGATAATCAAGAGAAAACTTAACGATAAGCAGATTGAAATCATCACACAACAAGCAGAATTAAAAGCCTCACAAATGACAGCGTGGCGAGTAGATATGACACTTAGAGAATTCCCTAAACCGCAGCAAACTGACATATGGTTCAACTATCCGATTCATACAGTCGATACAACAGGAGTGCTTGCAGATATACCGCTTGATGAGGAATTACCGTCATGGCAACGTGCAATGAAAGCAAGAAAAACGCCTGAAGAGAATTCAAATCAACGTTTAAATGAGTTTGGAATTGCGTTTGAAAATCTGTCACAAGAACACGATGAGGTAACTGTTGGAATGCTTGCTGATGAATTGTGCGTTGAGAAAAAAACAATCTATAGGCGTATAAAAGAGTCTAACGGACTGTATAAAAAAGTGTCCAAAAAAGGTGAAGAAACAACTGTTATTAAAAATATTGAGGTTGAGTCAAAAACGTAAAATTTATATGTCCCATGTATCTTTTAAGGTTAAGACATTTAGTTGGGACAAAAACAGAATAGCGTTATTGTCCTACCCTTTAAATTTAACTTGGGACACAGGACAAGAACATGTTATTGTCCTAGGACATTTAGTTGGGACAAAAACGTATATAAATATACATTTGTAAATGTCCCAGGTGTGTGACAGGGATGTGTGTGAGTAGGGAAATGCCCCGCTTAAGGTGCGGGCATATTCCCAACATCACACGCTCCATCCCTAACGCGCGAGAAAGAAGAGGATGAAAAATGAAATTGAAAATCACGCTTGATGATTTAAAAGCAATACTACAACAGTACTATCCGACGATTTCACACAAAATAGCCGGTCGTATCATTCGAGACGTAGAAATAAAAAATGAACAAAATCAAAAGAAAGACAGTTGACTATGCAGATATTTCTACAAATGATTCCGCCGACTACTACGGCGCAACAAAAAAAGGTCAACTTCAAGACCAAGACAATTTATGCAAATAGCAGCGCAGTCGATGCAAGAAACAAGTATCGTGCTCATCTAGCTGCACATGTACCTAATAAACCAATTGATGGCCCGATCACATTGAGTATCATCTGGGGATTTCCTGCAGGTAAGCACAAGAACGGTGAGCCATGTACGAATAAGCCTGATTTAGATAATGCAAACAAAATGCTACAGGACGTAATGCAGGAACTGGGATTTTTCAAAGATGACAAGAACATTGTTCAGTTGAATCTCACTAAGATTTGGACTTGGCATCCTGGAGTGATGATAGAACTTAAGAAAGCAGGTGAAGAATAATGTTTTTAATAGGAGCAATATGCTTTTTAGCAGGATATTTTCTTTGCTTGGTTGTAGTTGCCGCTGTAAATGATGTGGCAGGGGCTGGAGATAGATAATGAAAAGTCAAGAAATATTTGATACATACAACAAAGCCATTGAATTGTATGGAGAAAAAGCACAGAAGCTAATGGCAATCGAAGAAATGAGTGAACTAACGAAAGAAATCTGTAAGGACTTTAGGGGAAAGTTGGACCGAGAACACTTAGTCGAAGAAATGGCAGATGTAATGATTACATTAGACCAACTGATGATAATGTACGAAGTTAGTACTTATGAAATTTGGCAAATATGCGAAAGAAAAATGGAGCGTTTAAAAGAAAGGCTGAACAAGGCAAATGATTCAGTATAAAGAACTTAAAAAGCTAAAAGACCAAGGTCGAGAGCTATACGAGAAAATCGAAGCAACCAAGAAAGCCATAAGAAACAATCAACACACAGAAATAAACAGCTTTGACTTATTTCTGATGGAACAAAAGTTCAAGCGAATAGTAGAGGTGTTGCTACATAATGATGAATGTATTTGAGGCTATCGAAACACCGATTTTTTCAATAGAAGACCTTAGAAAAATATTCAAAACAGAATTGTCACTTCTTCAAGCAAAGAAAAAAATGTATGGAAGGGAACCATACGAAGAACAGATAAAAGCAGTCGAGACCGTAAAAGGTCTAATCGAACAAGCATTCATGGAAAGAAGAAATAAACTTTAGGAGGGCTAATGAAATGCCAAGAAATACTTTGATGGATTTGAACAACCACCTTTTTGCAGAGTTAGAAAGACTAGGCGATGAGGATCTCTCGCAGGAAGAACTTGAAAAAGAGATAGCAAGAGCTGATGCAATCACAAAGGTAGGAAGCGTACTAGTCAATAATGCAAAGACAGCATTAGAGGCAACTAAGACACAGCTTGAATATGGAAGATGCAATAGCGTACAGATTCCAGAGATGCTGTTAGAGAACAAGAAACATGAGAAGCAATAGAGTCTTTACAGATGAGCAGGAACAATGGATTCGTGACAATGCCAAAGGAATAGGAAATGTAGAACTGACCAACATGTTCAATGAACGTTTTTGTGAGCAACGAAAACCACAGCAGTTAAAAACTTGGAAGAAAAATCATAAAGTTTCTAGTGGCTTAACTGGTTGGTTCGAAAAGGGCAGAATTGACAAACATAAGGGCGATCACAGTTTCAGAATTCCAAACAGCGAGAAGACTAGATTTAAAAAAGGGCATTGTCCTAAGAACCATCTTCCAGTAGGAACGACCGTCAAAAACACAGATGGCTACTTCCAAACAAAAGTGGCAGAGCCAAACAAGTGGAAGCTTACACACAGACTTATTTGGGAAGAAGCAAATGGTCCTATTCCCAAGGACTACACAGTGACCTTCTTGGATAGGAATAAAGAAAATTTGGAACTGAGCAATCTAGCACTCTTATCGCGAAGAGCACAAACTGTCGCACAACATCATTACGGACTGTCTGAAGACCAAGAAATAAGTAAGTCGGTGATTCAGTTAAGCGAGCTACAAGTAAAGCGAAACAGCCTGCAGAAGAGGCTGAAGGAGGATAGAAAATGAACTACGAAGATCCATACAGAGAAGATCTGCAAGTGATTGACAGAGAATTAAGAAATCACTACGAATATAAGAAGCAGCTTGAGACTGTGAACGAGCGCATTGCTGAGATTGATGCGCAGCTTACTTCGATTGGGAGTCCTAGAATCATGAGTCCTGATGAAGCAAAGTACCAGAAAGGTACTAAAATCTACAGCGACATCAACATGTTGGAGTTATTCCAGGAACAAGACCAATTAATCAAGCAGAAGCAAGATCTGCTTTACCTGATCAGTCGTGTGCAGGTGAAATTAAACAAGTTGGATGAGGTAGATATGCAGCTAATCGAGCAACGCTATAAGTACAAGAAAACTTTAAGGGAGATGGCCGCAGAGATGTGTAGCAATAAGGACAGCATGAATAAACAAATTGAAAATGTACTTATCAAGTTGGTAAGTTAAGTTAAATAACATTGATGGCAATCCAGCGATAAAGTACTATATTTTGAATAAAAGAGTGATATTTATCGATAAAAGTCTATAATGAAAACAGGGTGTTTTTGCTGGAGGTTATAGAATGTGGAATACTATATTTAACGTTGTAGTAATTGTTTTATTGACACTGCTATATGGTGCTATATCGAAATTGCCATCAACTGTGTCTGATCTTGTTGTGGAAAAGTACAAATCAAAGAGTTCAAAGGAACTACAAAGAGAAATCTATTTTAGAGAGATTAGTGGAAAAGATGTTAGAGATCTATTTTCTGAATGGTTGGATCTATTGATTGAAACTGATACAAAAGTAAAATCATTAGGAAAAACAAACATAAAACTAATCAAGAAAACTATTTTGTATGGTTCTGCGGATACTGTAAAAATTTGCGCATTGTTCATGAATCATATTTATGGGGCGAACTCAGTTTCAAAGGGAAATGATAATCAAAATTTGATTTCTGAAAATGGGCAAAAAGAAGAGCGAGATGTAAATAATTTAATCACATTAATTTATGTTAATAGAATTATATGTAGTTTAAAAAGAGATTTTACAGGTCAAGATGTTACAACAGATGATTTATTTAAGATTCGTATAACAGATTTTAATGAACTTGAAAATACAGTGTCTTATAAGAAAGCACTAGATACGGTGAACAATAAATTAAAACAGTGAATGGAGGGATTAAATGCTTGGTGGATTTATAAATGATCTCATCAAAGTAATAGATGATAATTCAAATACCATTTTTATAATTGAAATCACACTTGTTGTAGCTTTCCTCTTAATTTTGTATGGGGGCTATAAATTTATTAAACATACTTTTTTTAAAAAATAGACATGTCTATTGAAAATTGATGTTATAATGGGCGTAGGCGAAAACCATAAGCAATCAGCTTGTGGTTTTTTTCGTACATACATTCGAAGCTATCAGCTTAACATTTGAAATCACCCTAAAACTATTCAATAAGTACTCCTTTTGTGTTTAATCTTTCCATGTACTAGCTTTCCGGCTGATAGTTTCCAATGTGTGTATGACAACGACGTAGAAAGGGGCAAGCCTATGAAGAAATTAACAGACAAGCAAAAGCGTTTCTGTGAAGAGTATGTGGTCGATCTCAATGCAATACGTGCTTATAAGTTAGTGTATACTAACTGCAAAAGTGATAGAACAGCATCTGCTAATTCTAGTAGACTGCTAGCAAATGCTAACGTTGCCGCGTACGTGCGTGAGCTGAAGGAACAGATTGCGCAAGAAGCTAAGATAACTGCAGCCGATGTACTTAAAGACCTTATTGAAGTTAAAAACAGATGTATGCAAGCTACTCCGGTTAAGGTGTGGGATTCTGATTCACACTCGTATGTTGATTCTGATGCTGAGTTTACCTTTGATAGCAAAGGAGCTAATACGGCTTTAAAGTTAATAGGCGAACATCTAGGTATGTTCCAAAAGAAAGTTGAACTATCAGGTGGACTAGAAATAAAGCAGTCTAAGGTCGATGATGTAATCGAACAGTTGAAGGTTGCTGATGAAGAATGAGCGATTTGCGATTAATCTTATCACCTAAGTTCAAAGCATTTCTCAAATATGACGCAGAACTGGAAGCACTTGAAGGCTCAACTGCTGCAGGTAAGACAACCGTTGGGGTCTACAAGTTTATCTTGAAAGTTTGGCAATCCCCTAAGAAGCTTCACATTATCGCAGGTGATGATACAGGCACGGTAGAAAAGAACCTGATTAATAAAGACCTAGGTATTTTGGATGATTTCGGAGATTTGGTCGAGTATCGAGGCAATGGATCCAAAGAGTACAAGATGCCACACTTGATCGTGCATGCCACAACTGGAGACAAGATTGTCTTTATCGTTGGCTATTCCACAAAAGAGAAGTGGAAGGATGCATTAGGTGGCCAGTACGGTTGTCTACTTATTGACGAGGTAAACACAGCAAACATGGAGTTTGTGCGCGAGTCTATTATGCGTGCAGACTATACCATGATGACGCTTAACCCTGATGATCCATCACTCCCTGTATACAAGGAGTATATCAATCGTTGCCGTCCTATTCAGAAATGGACAAAGGAAACGCCACAAGAGATTCTAAACGACCTAAGCGAACCGGAGCATCCAAACTGGATACACTGGTTTTTTAATTTCGATGACAACCACGGATTATCTGCAGAAAAGAAAAAACAGATCATCGAATCTGTGCCTGTTGGTACGAAGCTTTGGAAGAATAAAATCAAGGGGATTCGTGGAAGAGCCACAGGGCTTGTTTTTAGCAACTTCGAGCGTAAGACGAATGTTATTACGTACGAGCAATTAATCGCTCAAATAGGCGACAAAGACAAGCTCAGGAAGGCCTTTAAGGTTTTCACGGTAGGTATCGATACAGCTTACTCACAAAAGTCGCCTGATACGATTGCGATGTTGTTCCAAGGAATAACTGTTGATGGCAAGTTGGTAACACTTGATGAAGAAGTTTATAACAATGCGGATCTACAGATTCCGATTGCTCCAAGCGACACAGTACAAAGATTAGTTGACTTTGCAGAACGCAATCGAGAGAAGTGGGGATATGCGAAGTACATGTTCTTGGATTCGGCTGATCAAGCGACCATAACGGAATGGCAGAAATACAAACGCTTGAATGGCAGCATCTACGAGGTGATACCGGCATACAAGAAAACAAAGATTATCGACCGTATCAACCTGCAGCTGGGTTGGATTGCTAAAGGTGATTACCTGGTATTAGACCACTGCAAGAATCACATACATGAGCTAGAAGTGTACAGCTGGAAGGAAAACAAATACGAACCTGAAGATGGTAACGATCACACGATTAATGCGAATCAGTATGCTTGGCTGCCATTTAAGAGAGAAATAGGAATTGGAGGAAAGTAACCAATGGGTATTGGAATGAACATCAAACAAGCTATTCAATCATGGCTTGAAATAAAACCTGCTGATCGAGAAGGTGTAACGATTGATGAAGCCTACGATTATGAATTTAACGCAGGAATCAACCGAGTATGGATGCGTGGTCAGCCAGCAGAATTATCGGCGCTCTATAAGCAAATAAAGGGCGCTGGCAATAAGAATGCAACATTCTGGGGAGCAACGCCGTCTACACCTATTCACAAGATTCATACAGGCTTGCCAGGATTAACGGTAAGAGTGCTAACGGATATTGTTATTCGTGATTTGAATAAAATCGAAGTCAATAATCGTAATGATGAATGGCAGAAGATTGCAGATGATAATAATTTAAAGAAATTATTCAAGCAAGCAATCAAAGATACTCTGTATGTTGGGGATGGCGCTTTCAAAATTTCAGTTGATAGCGATGTTTCAGATGAGCCAATCATTGAGTTTTATCCAGGAGATAAGATTGATTTAATCTACAAGCGTGGAAGATTAGTGGAGATTGTTTTCAAGACGATTAAAATTCAAGAAGGTACAACACGAAAGTACTTACTAAAAGAGCGCTATGGGTATGGTTATGTTAAGTATGAGCTATTTCATATCAATGGATATAGTTTGGATAAGACGGACCTTTATGAGTTAGAAGAAACAAAGGACCTAGTAGACGTACAGTTCGGTGGGTATAACGAGGAAACAAAAACAAAGGGAAGCTTTATGATGGCAATCCCTTTTTCGATTTTTGAATCAACAATGTACAAAGGTCGAGGTGAATCAATTTTTGATAAGAAAAAGGATTCATACGATGCGCTTGATGAGGTTGTTTCGCAATGGGCAGATGCAGTTAGAGCAGGGCGTGCGACAAAGTATATCCCTGATTCGTTAGTGCCTAAAGGCGCTAATGGAATGGACCTGTTACCAAATGACTTTGATGATCGCTTTATAAAAACAGGAAACGCTATTGGTGAGGATGCAAAACAGCAAATCAACGTTGTACAGCCTTCAATCCCAACAGAGAACTATCTGCAGAGCTACATTACTTATTTGGACCTATGCCTACAAGGCTTGATTAGCCCGTCAACACTAGGCATTGATACAAAGAAGTTAGAGAATGCTGAAGCTCAGCGAGAGAAAGAGAAAACAACACTGTATACAAGAAACGCAATCATTGAAGCCTTTACAGAGATGATTCCTAAGCTAATAGCAAGTGTACTTATGGTAAAAGACGGAATGACTAATAAGGGCTTGTCACAATTACTTGATCTTGATGTGAATGTTGATTTCGGAGAGTATGCAAATCCATCGTTTGAAGCTGTTGTCGAAACTGTCACTAAGGCTAAGCAAGGCGGAGTAATGTCAATTAGAACCGCGCTAGATGAGATGTATGGCGAATCTAAAGAAGATGCTTGGAAAGATGAAGAAGCACAACGCATTGCTGAAGAAAGCGGTGCTGTGCAGCTGCCTGAGCCGAATGTACCTGCAGATATGGATATGCTTAGTTAATGGATTACGATATTGCTGAAGCGTTTAGACGTATAGAGCTTGAACTGATTTCGTCTATGAGACGAAATTGGAAAAGGCACAATGAAGAAGAAAATAAATACGGCTTCACCTGGTCTAGATGGCAGGCTGAGCAATTAAAGTCTTTGGAGGAATTCAAAAAGAAAAATCCGAGACTTTTTTCTTCGGAATTCAAAGCAATCAATGAGCAGTTTCTTGATAGCATTCTTGGTCAAAAAGAAACAAACTTCTTTGGAGTGCATTCCCGTAAGGTGCAGGCTTTAGTTAAAGCGACGACTGGCGATCTAGTGAAGGCTGAGCACGCAATGCTGCGTAAAGCTAACGATGAATATCGCAAAGTCATTTACAATGCTCAAACATATTTAGCAAGTGGCGCAGGAACGCTTGATAAAGCGATTGATATGGCCAGTAATGACTTTCTTACTAGAGGGATTAATTGTGTCGTGTACAAAGGTGGCAGACACGTTAATATGGCAACATACTCAGAGATGTCACTACGTACAACAAATAAGCGAATTGGCATGTATGCAGACGGCGCTAAACGTCAGGAATTAGGTGTGCATACCGTCAAAGTTTCACGGTATGGCATGTGTTCTAAAACATGTCAACCATGGCAGGGACGTGTATATGTTGATGATGTGTATAGCGGTGGAACACCTGAAGAAGCTGAAGAACTTAACTTACCTTTGTTGAGCACGGCTATATCCGGTGGTTTATTCCATCCAAACTGCAAGCATCACTTAAGCACATATTATCCTGGCATGGATAACGATGATGATGGTGATCCAAGGCATCCAACATATGAAAATCCACCAGGCACACAAGAACATCACTACCTACAGCATCAGATCCAGCGTGAAAGAAGATTGCAGGTCGGTTCTTTAAGTGAAGACAAAATTAAGGAACATGCGGATAAAGAACAACGCTTAATAGGGCTTGATGAGAAGTATGTAAAACAAGCAGAATCTTATTTGAATCTAAATGAGCCGAAAAATACTATTAGGAGTATTAAAGATGAGTTCGTAGAAAAATCAAATCCTAATATAGGCGAATTATTATTTGATAAAAATATTGTTAAAGGAAGATTCAAGGAAGAAATAGCAGTTGGAGAGATCTACTTAAAAAATTTTGGTGGAAATGTAAAGTTTTTGAACAAGGATTTATATGAAGGATCATCGCCTGACTACGCCATTGATAATCTTTTGTGGGAATTGAAGACACCAGAAAGTCATAAGAATTTTCACAAATTGATTGAAAAGGGTATCAAGCAGATAAATACAGGGACATTGGATTTACAGCTTGGTGGCATCATCTTGGATATTAAAAAAATAAAAGAGAAAATTAGTATCGAAGAAATTAAACAAATCGCTCTAAAACGAATTGCTTTTAAGTCACCAACTGACATGAAATTCATTATCATTGATGATGACGAGATTGTTGAAGTTTATCAATTCACAAAATAAAAGAGATACGTCGACCTTAGGCGGCCTTCCTATCTCTTTCACCATCAATATAACACTTTTTATTTAAATTTCAAGCAATATTAATATTGCTGTCTTTTAATACATGAAAGGAGAAAAAAGGGAAATGGTGCAAGTTAAGGTCACACAGGATTATTTCGATAGAGAACAAGATAAATTGATGATTGTTGATGATCAATTTGAATGTTCTCAAGAACGTGCTGAGATTCTTACGAAGTATGGTGTAGCGAAAATCGTAAGGGAAGACGAAGAAATCATCGAAGAAACAGAAGTCACTGCAGAAGAGTAGTGGCTTTTCTTATGGCCAATCACGATATGCCTTAAAAACTGTGCGTGTTTGATTTAAGGGAGACACCCAAAAACAGGAGGAACTATGAAAGATGTATTAAAGTATCCGCTTCACATTCAGTATTTTGCTGATGATGGAGCAGCACAACCAAACACAGGAGATGGAAATGACAACAATGGTGCTTCACCTAGCGCGCAAGGAGCAAATTCAAGCGTTTCTATCGACTACGACAAGATTGCTGATGTTTTAGATAAGCGTGGATCACAAGCTCAATATGCTGCCCTGAAAGGGTATCTAAAGGAGCAAGGTGTATCGGCTGATGAAATGGATAAGGCAATCAAAGAGTTCAAGGATAAGAAAGAAGCTGACAAGCAATCTAAAGAAAAAGAACAAGCAGACATGCTTGCAGAAAATCAGCGATTAAAGCTACAGATTCAAAACATTGAAATCGATAAGAAGATTTCAGAACTTGCTGAAGGCGTCAGCGCTGAAAAATTACCTTTCTTAGCAAAACTTATTGATCGCTCCAAGCTGTTAAACGATAAAGGGGAAATTAATGAAGATAGCGTTAAAGCTGCTATTGAAGAAGTTGTAAAGGCATTCCCTGATTTCAAAGCGCAGGCAGGAACGACAGCACAAGGTTTCACAAAAATCGGAGCAGATGGCTCCAATTCAAAGGCATCATTAGACGATGTCCTTGCCAAAAATTTTGGTGTTAAAAAATAGGAGGAATATTAAATGCCAAATACAATCGAATATGCAAAGAAGTATGTACCACTCTTAGATCAGGCTTATGCACTTGCATCATTAACAGCCGATCTAGAATCCGATCCAGAACTAGCTAAAGAAGGAGCAAATGCGAATGAAATCGTTGTTCCTAAGTTAGAGATGGATGGTTTAGGAAAATATGACCGTAACGAAGGCTATACAAAGGGCAATGTTAAGTTCAAGTATGAAACTGTTAAGTTCAACTATGAGCGTGGTCGTGCATTCAATGTAGACAACATGGATGAAGAAGAAACAATGAATGTGATTGCTCCAAAGATTATGGGAGAATTCACACGTACAAAGGTAGCTCCTGAAGGAGATGCATTTACTTTTGCCAAGTTAGCAGGTAAGACAGGCGTTTCAGGCGCAACTGGTGCATTAGCTACTGGTGAAGCTGTGGTTAAGGCGTTACGTACAGCATCTACAAAGATGGATGAAGACCAGGTTCCAACAGAAAGCCGTATCCTTTACATCACGCCTACATTAAAGGGCTTGATTGATGATCTAGACACAACAAAGTCTAAGGCTGTTCTAAACAAGTTCTCAAAGGTTGTAGAAGTTCCACAAGCTCGTTTCTACACAACAATTGATTTACTTGATGGTAAGACAAGCGGCGAAGAAGCTGGTGGTTTCAGAAAGAACACAGCCGGTAAGGAAATCAACTTCATGATTGTTGAAAAGTCCGCAATCTTAAAGTACAACAAGCACGTTGCTCCTAAGATTGTTACACCTGATCAAAACCAAACAGCGGACGGCTATATCTTTGGCTACCGCAAGTATGGCTTAGTTGATGTGTATGAAAACAAGCTTGCTGGTGTATATTGCCACCACGTAGCCTAATAAGAGGTACAGATTATGGCAGAAACAGTAGGAAAAATCTTCGTTAAAGAAGTGGATCTAGAAGCGGTTGAACAAGTTGAACCTATTGAGCCAATTGTTGAACCGGAGATTCAGCCTGAAATCGAAGAAACAGATAAGAAAAGCAACAAGAAATGAGGTGATGTAAATGCAATACGTCGATAAAGCGTATTACAAGGACACCTATAACGGTATTATCTTGACTGAGGATAATGCCGATAGATATTTAACGATTGCTTCACGGCAAGTTAACACTATCTGTAGAGGAAGAATCGAAGGGATGGGCTTTGATAGCCTGTCCCCTTTTCGTAAGTCTTCCATCCAAGATGTGATATGCCGGCAAGCCGAATTTCTTTATCAAAACGAAAGCATGTTGGAAACATACTTAAGTAGCTATGCAATTAACGGTGTTTCAATGCAGTTTGGCCAAGCGTGGAATCTACATGTAGAAGGTGGAATTGCAATGCCTGAAGAACTGTATCAAACACTACTTAGGACAGGTCTTTGCTATAGAGGGTTGGGCTATTATGGGTAGTTGGCCCTCTTTAGTTTTGCCACAGTTCTGCAAGACTCCAATTCATTTGATTTTCCATCAAGAAGGAATTGATGAAGATGGAGCACCAATCAAAGCTGTAGAGTTGGATGCCTTGTGTAATTATCAAGGCTCTGCAAAGCGCGTACGTACCGATAAAGAGACGTTTGTGCAATTGACGGGTATTTGCCTATTTAACGGAGATATAGCCCCTAGCGTGCTTGAAATTGGTACAGGCGAGGCGATTATCTTCGGAGAGAAGAGGACCATCGTTTCCGGTAAAAAAGCACGCAATCCTGATGGAAGCGTGAATTATTGTGAGGTAGATCTTGGGTAAGATTAGAATCCATTACGGAAACGTTGCTACATTGCGAGATGGATTACGGCAGGCACTGTACAAGACGGCTGATGCTATCCGTACAGATGTGCGGGATAAACAAGTGATACCGTTTGACAAAGGAACCCTGCAGGAAAATACGTTTATTGATGATACACGTAATCCTGATAACGCTTATGTGGTTTCATCCACTCCATACGCTCGTAGGCTTTATTTTCATCCGGAATACAACTTCCGTACAGAAAACAATGAGCATGCAGGTGGTAAGTGGTTTGAACCGTGGACCTCTAAAGGCAAATATGCAGGTTGGGTAAAAAGACGATTTGAATCGTTTGTAAAGGAGTGTGCAGATGTCTAGTACAATGAGACTTTATGAAATTAGAAACTGGTTGAAAACATTAAATTTATTTGAACATTACTATATCGGTAAGTTAGATCAGAAGCCTGATAAGGCGATAGGTGTTTATCAGTTATCTACTTCTGGCAGTCCAATAACGGCATTAAGCAATAAGTCTTCTTACAACGTTAAACGTGCTTCATTATTGATTCATTGGAACAACAATGCCAGGGAAACAGATGAAGCGGCAAATACGCTTTTTGAAACAATCATGAATGCAAAACATCCAACTATAGGTGATTGGAAAGTGCAGTTTATTAACATGCTAGTTCCGGAACCGCAAGACGTCGGAACGGATGATAAAGGAATCTATGAATCAGTCATAGAAATCGAAATTTATTATGAAAGGAAATAAATAATATGTCTGAAAAATATACAGGTGTATTCCCAGTATTTAACAATGAATTCAAGTTTGATATTGGCACAAAAGATACTCCAAAGAAAGTTAATGTAGCGGATTTGGAGTCTTTTTCAGTATCATTCTCTAATGGTATTGAAAACTGGAATCCTATGGATACAAAAGGTTGGCAGCGTGGTCTGATGACTTCCAAGTCTTTGAAGATTGAATTCAAAGGTAAAAGAAACATCGGCGACGAAGGCAACGACTACATCGCTTCTCTTGCTTTCAAGACAGGCAAGGAAGCTACGATTCCATTTGAATGGACAATGGTAAGCGGTGCGAAGTTAGCCTTCAATGCGATTGTGGATGTCACATCTGCTGAAGGTGGAGACTCAACAAATGTTGGAGCGTTAGAGTTCACAGTTAACTCTGATGGAAAGCCAACTTATACTCCAGCAGTTTAAAAACAAAAAAATAGAAAGGAATGGGCGGTCAAGACGGCTGCCCTTTTAAATGTATATGGGAAAAATTATCGATATTAGTGCAAAGCTCGTAAATGAGCCTAAGTTCTTACAAGTTGCAGAAGGAAAAACTTATAAAGTTGACGACCGCAAAAATACAGTTCTACAGATGAACGCAATACTTAATGAGGGTGCAGCTTCAGTAGATGGAATCGATAAGGCTATTAAGTTAGGTCTTGGAGAAGAGGCTTTTAAAGAAATTGAAGCAATGGAGTTATCTATTACAGCTTATCAATCACTATTCATTGGAATGATGGCTCTTGTTACAGATAAGTCATTTGAAGAAATGGAAAAAACTTTTCGTAACACCACAGCATAACGATGAGTCTTACTATGACTTGTTTGAGGATTGGGATTTAATCGATGCTTCAGTTACTCAGCAATACGGAATCCGTTTAAGATATGAGCCTGAAATGCAGTGGGGAGAGTTCTGTACTCTACTTACTGGATTGAATGGTGATACGCCATTAGGGCATGTAGTTGATGTTAGATCCACTACGGATAAAGAACGCATTAAAAACATGTCTGCAAGCGATAAAAGGATACGAGATGAGTGGCAGGCAAGACAGAGTAAGAAACCTATCGATAGCAAGTCCTATATGCAGTCTATGAGAGCCCTTGAAGAAGCCATGAAGGCATTGGCTTCATAGAAATGAGAGGTGATTAGATGGCAACAGAAGTAGGGTCCGTTGAATTAGGTGTCAAACTGAATGACAATCTTGAAAAAGATGTAGCGAAAGTTGCGAATAAGGCAGATAGCATCTTAACTGGAAGGTTTAATGCTATTGGTGCTACTATCGGAAAAGTTTTGGCCATTACAGCTTTAGCGAGATTCGGATCGCAATGTATTCAATTGGGCTCTGACCTTGCTGAAGTCCAAAACGTTGTTGACGTTACATTCCCTACAATGTCAAAACGTGTAGATGAATTCGCACGTAACGCAATAACAAGTATTGGCATGTCACAGAAAGTAGCCAAAGAGTACATGGGACAACTTGGTTCTATGGCGCAGGCATTTGGCTACGGTGAAGCTGCATCGTACGATATGGCTTCAGCTATAACAACGTTAACAGGTGATGTGGCATCATTCTATAACCTATCGAATGATGAGGCATTCACTAAGTTAAAATCTGTATTTACAGGTGAAACAGAATCACTCAAGAGCTTGGGTGTCGTTATGACTCAATCGGCTCTTGATGAATATGCTTTGGCGAATGGCTTCGGTAAAACAACAGCCAAGATGTCAGAGCAAGAAAAGGTAGCATTACGATTAGCATTCGTACAGAACGCACTTTCTAATGCTGCAGGAGACTTCGAAAGAACATCAGATGGTTGGGCAAATAGTACACGCGTCTTATCACTTCGTTTTGAAGAGCTTAAGGCGACAATTGGCCAAGGTTTGATAAATGTATTAACTCCAATTATCGGTGTCATAAACGTCATTCTAGGAGGTCTACAGACACTCGCAAATTACTTCGTTGCATTCACCAGATTGTTAACTGGTGGTAAAGGTGCGGCAGGTGCTACAGGAGCAATAGCATCCAATATAGGTAAGGCTGGCGCAGCTGCAGGTGGATTAACATCTGGACTTGGTAAGGCTGGTAAAGCGGCGGATAAATTAAAAGGATCTCTTGCTGGCTTCGATGATTTAAATGTATTACATGACTCAGAGGACTCAAGCTCCGGAGGCGGCGGGGGAGCTGGAGGCGGTGGTGCCGACTTTGGTTCTTTAGGCATTCCGGATGGATCAATCGATATGAGTGGTGTAGATGAAATCTACGATCGTGTTAAAGGAGTGTTTGATAAAGTTACTGGATTTTTAAAAGACCACAAAGTAATCATCACTTCACTTCTGGGCGGAATGTTTGCAGGATTTGCGACTTTCGGAATCATAAAGAATTGGAGTGCTATTAAAGGTGTCTTCACTGGACTTTTAGTACCGATAAAGTCATTAGCAACAGGGTTCTCTACTTTCTTCACAGGCATAGCTAACGGTGAAGGCGTGCTGACATCGTTACAAGCAGTCTTTGGTACGGCTACAGGAACGGCTTTATTCTTTGCGGCAATTGTTGCGGCGGTATCTGCAGCTCTAATCTATTTGTATCAGACAAGTAGCGATTTTAGAGCTTTAGTACAGACAGCACTAGATAGCTTGTTAGGTATTTTAAGCAATCTATGGAATAACGTATTAGTTCCTTTAGGAGCGTTTCTGTTAGATGTATTCAATACGGTCATCGTACCAATTGCTACCTTCTTAGCACAGGTATTTGTCAAAGCAGTTGATGTGCTATTTAGCGGACTACTATCACTGTGGAATAACGTGCTTGCGCCAATAGCCAATTTCTTGGTCACAGTCCTAAGCATTGCACTAAAAACAATTGTAGATGTGTGGAATGGTTGGAAACCTGCCATTGAAGCAATTGGAGCAGGTGTTGCATGGGTTTGGAACAATATCTTATCTCCACTAGCAGATTTCATTAAAGGAGCTATGTTGGATGCATTTGCGGTTCTTGGCAAATTCGTTGATGAGTTGTTGAAGAGTGCAACTTCGATGTTCAAAGGCTTTTCTGATTTCTTGATTGGTATCTTCACGTTAGACGTTGATAAAGCTATGCAAGGAGTCCAGGAAATCCTTCGTACATTCTTAGGTTTCTTGGATAGAGTTTTCGGGACAAATTTCAGCTCGTCGTTTAAGTTTATCAACGGAATCGTAATGGCGTTCTTCAGTGGAACACAACAAATTTTCGATGGTATCAAACAGATATTTGGTGGCTTGATTAATTTTATCCAGGGAATATTCACAGGAAATTGGAAACAAGCTTGGCAGGGTATTGTTGATATCTTCGGTGGTATTTTCAGTACGATTTCAGGTGTGGTAAAAGGACCAATCAATGCGGTAATCGCTATCGTCAATGGTGCAATTAACCGAATCAACGGTGTAGGTTTCACTGTACCGGATTGGGTGCCTATTATCGGTGGTAAAGGCTTCCGAGTAGATTTACCTAATATTCCAGCATTGGCACAAGGTGGATATGTTGGAGCAAATGCTCCACGATTAGCTTTGATTGGTGATAATCGCCATGAAGGTGAAATCGTTTCTCCTGAAAGCAAGATCTATGAACAGACCAAACGTGCGATAGATGATGCACTGATGTCATCACAAGGCGGTAATGGTCAAGAAGTAATTATCCAACTAATGTATGAAATCTTAGAGACACTACAAAATCTAGGAATCGTGATTGACCGAGATAAATTGCTAAAACTAATAGATCAAAGAAATAAACAACTACAGTTAGCAAAGGGAGGTTAAAGCATGATTGATTATGAATTAATAAAAATTAAAATTGATGGTAAAGATCTCCCTGCGCCGACTAAGTTTGAACCTGAATACGGTGATCTAGATAGTGACAGTTCGTTGCGTGATGTTAAAAAAGGAATCATGCATCGTATGCGTATTCGTTCTCGTGTGTTGAAGATTGCGCTGGCTTATGCCATCGATGACTTAGAAGTGGTTTCAGAAGTAATGAATATGCTAGAACCACCAGAGTTTATGGTCGAAACATTTGATATTAAAACGCTGCGGCGTAAAACGTACAAAATGTATTGCAGTAAATGTAAATTTAAGTATATCGCTATCGGTGATGGCATTTATAGCCAAGGCTACACCTTTGATTTAACGGAGTGCTAGAATATGAAAGTCTATATAAAAAAAGGAACTGCAACACCTGTTGAAATAACAGACCTAGTTGTGTCGTTCAATTCGTCTAACAGCATGCAAGAGGATAGACTTTTGGGTAACACTCCAAGCATGATGTTGGACCTCGATTTAAACAATACAGATGGTGTTCTTAGTGATTGTGCTGGGAACACCTTTTTGATTGATCTAAAAGAAGCTGATAGTGCGGAAATTCCGACACAAGAATTTATCGTCCAAGAAGCTCCAGAGAAATACACAAAAAAGTTATCACTGAATTTGTATGACGTGATGATTAAGTTCAACAAGCCGTACAAGAGCTCGTTAGCGTATGAAAAGGATAAATATCCAACTATCTCTCAACAATTAGATGAGATGTCTAATTTGGCTGGTGTGAGAATTGATAAAACAGGGTTATCAAATACTGTACTGAACAAAAAAGCTCAGTGGATAGATACAACAATAATCATGCGTGATTACATTGGATGGATCGCTGAGTTAAGCGGTACAAATGCACTCATCAACGAGTTGAACACGCTTGTTTTTAGAAATCTCTTTACAGCTGATCATGACATAGAATTTACATCAGATTTTGAAAAAACAGACCTAATAACCATCTCACGTGTTGCGTATGATGACGGTGTCAATTTGATTGCTTCAGGAAACGATACAGGAAAGACAATTTACATTGATACAAACAATTCCTATTGCGATAGCCAAACATATACAGACGCAATTTTAGCGAAGTATAATGGCCAATCATTCTACGGTATGTCAAGTTTAAAAACTTTTGGTAAAGATACGATTAAATTAGGCGATACTGCCACGTATGATGGAAACAAGTGTATCGTCCTAAGTATTAAGCGAAAGTATGTAGGTACACAGTCAGTAGTTGAACTTGATGGAGAAGTTGCACTAAAGAATGTCGATTCTGTTGTTACTAAGGTTTCCGATAAAGTAAGAATCAAACGACTCCAGGTTAAAGTGGATCAAGATGCAAACAAGCTTGAAATTGTCGCAAAGAATCTTGAAGATGCAAAAGGCGATGTAGGTAATCTACAAGTTGAAACAAACAAAATTAAGACACAAGTCGAAAATATTTCTGCTGGAACAGTTTCTGGTACAAAGCAATATTATTTACAAACAGTATCTGCTGATAAACCGTCCAAAACAGATTCAGCATGGACTACCACAAAGCCAACATCAATAACTGGACAGCACATGTGGTACATGCTTGCAGATATATTGGCCAATGGTTCTGAAATTAAACATGATCCATTTGAACTCACGGGCATTAAAGGCGATGCAGGTAGGGGGATTGTTGGTAATCCTAAGCTAACGTATCAAGCGAGTACAAGCTCTGTAGTACCTCCAACTGGTCAGTGGTTAGAGAATATACCACTTGTTAATGAAGGCTATACGCTATGGACTAAGATTACATATACCTACAGTGATAAAACAACATCGGATATCTATTCTCCATCAATAGCAGGCAAAGCAGGTAGAGGAATTAAACAGGTATATCCTGAATACTATCTGTCAACTTCTAAGACCGAAATAACAGGGGGTGCATGGAGCGCAACTCAACCGGAAAAGACAAAAGATGCATGGGTATGGGTACGATACAAAACCATATTCACAGATGAAGGCACGGGATATTCAGATGGTGTATTAGACGAGGTACTGAATGACTTAGTTGATATATCAATTAGTAACAAGTCAAACATAGCCCAGTTGAATGACAGTATTACTCATCTTGTAGTCCAAACTAGTGAAACTAAAAACGAACTTAAAACTGTGCAAACAGGATTAAGTACTTTGGAGAAACAAACTGCTGACGGATTTAACAGAACGGTCCAAAAATCGGAATACGATAAAACAATCAATGAAATAGAAGAACAGCTTGATAACAAGGGTCTTCACATCGGTTCCGATAAGGAGGATACAGTTACTACTATTGATGCAAGCGGTGTTAGTGTTGTTGCTTCAGATGGTAAATTATTGGCTCGTTTTGATAAAGTTGACAGCATGCTCGCATATCTAAAGGTGCTGGAGTATCTATGCGCAGGAGCACATCGTATCGAAGCTAAGAATATCGAAGCAGAAATCACAAGTTTTGTGGGTGGTGTTATTAAAACAGCAAAGATTGATGCATCTATTATTAATTGGATTGGAGATGTTAATTAATGGTATTGTTAAATGAAAATTGGCAAGTTGTGGAATCCACAACACGAACACCTGGTGCCGCAAGGGTAACTTACGAATTACAAGCGCGAATCAATCCGCAATACCATAGTGTCGAGTTGAATAGGGACTATGTGGAAATCCAAGTTACTTACTCAATGAATGTCGGTTATATTTATTCAGGAACTTGGAATTTTTCTGCAACCGGATGTTCCGATGTTGCTGGTGGTGGAACACTTAACGGAAGCGGTACGTTAATCAGTGGCGGCTTTTGGGCCGGGCATGACAATAACGGAAACTATTCAACAAGCATTTACGCAAATTTAAGTTTTTACTTCTCTGCCGCAAATGCATATCTATCCGGTGTTATCGAATTGCCTAATATACCACGATCAAGTGGTGCGGCTTGGAAAGACAATAAAAACCATGTCAAATTGGACGGTAAAGACACACTTAAGTTAATACTAGATAAAAAGGTTGATAAATACCGGCACTCACTCGTGTGGGTGGTTGGTGACAGCGGACCGAAATGGCTAAACACTAACGATATTGACACTGAATATGTTTTCAAGCCAACCGAAGAAATGATTAAGTATGCAACAAATACAAAATCAGTGTATGGATATTTGGGCATTGGAACATATTCAAGTGGTGCGCGTGATGCCACGATGATTGGCACAACTACGATTGGCTTTTTTATCGACCTTCCTGAAGAGAAGTACGGTCCTGTAATTAGTTCGGCAGTTGTAAAGGAAATTGGGAACACAAAGGTTCCTGAAGATAAAGTGTTTAGGTACTTATCAAAAAAGAAGCTGTCCATGCAAGCAGAAGTACGAGGCTTTGCAACTGTTAAGAATGCTTATGTGTTACACAACAAACAGCAGTATCCTTTATCCCTCTCAGACGGCTTGTATAGCGTTGATTTAGATGGTTTGACTGACGGTGACGTACAATTTGTTATCGAAGACAGTAGGGGCTTTAAAACGATACGAAATTGGCATGGAACTTACGTTCCGTACTTCTACCCTTCCATAACAGATTTCAATGCAGAGCGAGATAATCCGACGGTTAATGAAGGATATGCGAATGCAAAGGGTACATTTTATAACGGCGAAAATAACACACTTACTATCACAGTAAATGATGAAAGCGGCCATAGTGTAAATTCAACTGGCACACTATCGGGTAATGAATTTACTGTGAAGCAACGCATCAACGGCTATTCATACGATAAAAACTACAATCTGAGATTAAAGGTCACGGATAGTTACGGGCAATCCACAGAAAAGTCGTATGTACTGGCTGGTAATTTGTGGGTAATGATTCTTGGGAAACTTACCACAAGCGTACACATGCTATGGGTCAGAAAAAACGGAAGCAATCCATGTGGAATTTACAACGAGGGCGATACTTCAACGCTAGGTAGAACATACGCAAAAGGCGGACTTGCAATTGGCGGTGATGATACGTTTATCGTGAAAGAATTTACGGCTGACGTTCAAGCAATAAAAGGGCAACAGGCTGCATATATAAGTGTTCCTTACACTATTCCCGCTGGATATAAATTGCTTTGTTTCTATGACGCACACACTATTACATGGTGTATAACAACAATAAAGAATGTAAGTGCTAATGCAATTATGACACACGTATATAACTGGTCTACGCCAAACGATATAACACCAAAAAGTAAAGTTGTTGTTAGCGGACTGTTTGTTAAGTCTGCATAGAAAGGGAAATAATGCTTATAGATGGTTTAAAATTTACTGAAATCCCAAGTGGCAATAAAAGCGTTGTTACATTTCAACGTAAGGTGTTTGAAAACCTAAAGCCACTAATTGATAGTTTTGAAGTTGGTGTTATACATGAAATAAGTTTTGACGATGAAAACATCACACATAAAATGTACACAGAGCCTATGACGTTTTCAAAGAATAAAGATGGATACATGATTTCGTTTATCTTGACGGATGTTCCGCAGAAAGATATTGAAGCAAATAACTTTAAAGAAGTTAGACCACTTGTTAACGATGTTCTACAGACTGCTAGCGCTGATGTAGTTAAAAAGTATGTAGTGTTTCTGAATCAGTGGACACCAGGGGAAAAATACAAAAAAGGACAACGCATCGGATATAACGGCATTCCATATGCAGTTGAATCAGACCATACAGCAGTCGAAGGACAGACTCCTGATAAAACACCTTTGCTTTACGAAGATATGACAAAGGAAAAGAAAGCTTATCCGTGGGATGAAAAGAAAACCTACAACAAAGGTGATTTAGCAATCGCTAGAGGTATCGTGTTTATCTCCAAGATTGACGGAAACAAGGGCAACGAGCCAGGATTTGGCTCTGCCTGGGATTACAAAAAATAAATATTGCTATTAAGGCGACCAAAGCGGCCGCCTTTTTAGATAGAAAGAAAGAGGTGGAAAAAATGGCATTACAAGGAATTGACGTTGCAAGCTGGCAGCAAAGCCTAGACTTGCGACAAATTAGTTACGACTTCGTAGTTGTAAAGGCGACGGAGGGCACCGGATATATTAACCCATGCTGCGACACACACGTGCAGCAGGCAATCGAGATGGGTAAATTATTCGGCGTTTATCATTACGCCAACGGAGGCGATCCAATCGCGGAAAGTAATTTCTTCTTGCAAAACATTCAAGGATATATCCGTAAAGGAATTCTGGTTCTTGACTTTGAGGGAGAGAGCAACGCGGCATGGAACGTTTATCCAAACGAATGGATCAAGGCCTGGTGCGATAACGTTTATAACCAGACAGGCGTGAAGCCATTAGTTTATATTCAGGCATCCGCATTAGATAAGGTTGCAGGCGTAGGAGATTATGGACTATGGGTTGCAGAATACGCAGACAGCGAGCCAACTTATTATCAGGACACACCGTGGAACGAGGGAGCGTACGCATGCGCAATGCGCCAATACGCAGGAGGAAACGGCCGCGTTTATGGTTATGACGGAGGCGTTGACCTTGATAAGTTCTACGGCGACGCAGAGGCGTGGATGAAGTACGCAAACCCAGGAGGCGAGTATATCGCACCAGCACCAGCAGCGGCACCTGTGCAGATTGCTGCAGCAGCACCAGCAGCAGACTCGACAACATACATCGTTCAAAAGGGCGATACATTGTCGGCGATTGCGGCACGCTATGGCACAACATATCAAAGCCTGGCTGCAATTAACAACATTCCAGATCCGAACAAGATTTATCCAGGCCAGGAGATTATTGTAAACGGAACACAGGCAGAAGCACCGGCAGCAAGCGCGGTTTATTACACAATCAAGCCTGGTGATACATTAAGCGGAATTGCTGCAAGATACGGTACAACATGGCAGTGGCTGGCCGAAGTTAATGGCGTTGAAAATCCTAACGTTATTTACGCTGGAACTACAATCAGAATTAGATAGGTGGTGGCTTCATGCAAGAAGGAATCAATCCTGTATATCTTAGCCTTCTAATTTCGCTCCTCGGTCTAGTGGTGACGATCTGGAGTGTTAACTCAACAATCCATAAAGGGAACAAAGACCAGGCTAAAGAACTTGCTGAGGAACTTGGCAAGATGAATGCGAATATCGCATACGTAAAAGAAGGCATAACGGATTTAAAAGCTACAACCAGAGATGTGAGCAATCGCGTCATGTCTCTGGAAAACAGACTCGCTCAAACAGAAACATCCGTAACGTTTCTAACAGAACGAATCAAACAAGTAGAAGAAAGAAGGGAAAGGGTATCTAAATGAAAGACAAACAATATTGGTTAAAGTGGGCGAAAGCCGCAACAAGAAGAGCATTAAAAACAGCAGCACAGACATTCGTTGCTACAATCGGCACAACTGCAACAATCGGTGCAGTTGACTGGAAACTTGTATGTTCTACATCAGCATTAGCGGCTATTTTATCTATCGGAATGTCTTTTGCAGGTCTACCAGAAGTAGATCCTAATAAGACTGCCGAAGAAGACTTGAAGTAATTAAAAGCCTACTCTCTTAAGTGAGGGTAGGCTGTTTTTTTTGTGGCACCTTTTTGGCACCCTTTCCGCATATTTTTGATTGTTTCGTTCAGGAATTTATCAGTATCCTTTAGTAAATGTGTATATGTCTGTAGTGTTTGCTCTATGGATGCGTGACCTAATCTCTTGGATACGGCAACGATATTCACACCACTGTTGATAAGAATCGTAGCATGGCTGTGCCGTAGATCGTGTAGACGAATTTTATTAACACCAGATAGTTCTATTGCTTTTGTAAATCTTTTTTGTATCTGAGTGATCGGGAGACTGGTTATGCCACCGAAAAGGAAATCACCGTCAACGTCCAATAATGGTTGTAGCCTCTCTCTTAGATCGTCGTCAATCCAGACTTTTCGTGACTGCTTTGTTTTGGTCGGTTTTAAGCCATTTACGAAGTGTTTTATACTTGCGTGGATATTTAACCAATTACCATCAAAATCGCTCTTCTGCAGTGCCATAATCTCACCACGACGTGCTCCAGTCCAGAATAGTGTTTCAAAGAAGAGGGAATACAGTGGACTATCGACACAGGAAAGAAATTGATTGAACTCATCGACAGTCCACACGTTCATTTCCTGCATTATTTCTTTATCCGTCTTTTTAAGTCGCTTCAAGATAATGCTGTTATCAACAACGTTATATACAGTCGAGTAATAGCGAAATACGCCCTTAACGAACGAGATGGTGTCATTCTTTATCTTTGTTCCGCATTGGTCGCTATTAGCTAATTCTGCCCGCCACGCAACGAGCTGTGCACGGGTGATGGATTTAATAGGCCGTTTATACAAATCGGTGAACCTGCGCTCAAAAGCTACTTGGTGACGACGAATTTGCTCTTGTGATGGCAGCGCATACTCTTCCCACTGATTAGCTACTTGTTCAAAAGTCAAATCGCTTGGATCGTTCCCTTGTTGCATTGCTTCAACTTCATAGATCTTGGCTTCACGCTTTGTTTTGAAACCGCGTTTTTTCTTAGTTCGTTGCTTCAATGTAATAGGGTCACGATATTTGACCTGTACGAAATATGTTTTTCTGACATCATCATATCCGATCATGCGTTGCCTCCTTTCTAGGATTTTCTGTAGTTATTCTCGAAATAATCAGCAAATGCGAGATGTAGCACTTCCATTAAGTGCTCCCTTTCTGTAGGTGACATCTTGTAGAGTGCAGCTTCAATCTCCGCTAAATACTTTTCTATTTGTTCCATTGTTGAGCTCCTTTATGATAAAATTGTGTACAGTAAAAGCACATTGGAGTGAGTTTACTGCCGTCCGACTGTTGGTAGCAGTCGGATTTTTTTATGCATATACAGGCACGATCGAGTTCATCTTGTCGGTATTAAAGAAATCTACTCTCATCTGTGCGGCTGAAGGTGTTATGCCAAAATATTGACTAATAATTGTAGTTTCCAATGGAAGGTCTACTTCCTCTATAACGTCAACAGGTGATAGGATGTTTCTTGCGAAGCAATCAGCGCAGCGCTCTTCAAAACGCGATGTTTTTAATAGCCCTGTATGCCCAAGCATTAAATGCCCTAGCTCGTGTGCAATAGTAAATCTTTGACGTTCTAAACATTGATTGAGGTCATTGTAATAAATCTGCATAGATCCAGTAGCAACACCTATGATTGAAAAACCATAAGGATGTGTTTTCTTTGCAGTTGCAAGGTCTACAGGATCTAGAGAGGAGTATTTGATAAGCTTTATTTCTGGAAAGTAGTTTGTAAGTTGAGTTATAGGGTCAAAAGGGTAAGTGATGTTGGCTCTATGTCGTACCCGTAGAAGGGTGCTATAGACGGCAGCGTAGCAAGAATGAATCATCAGAAGTGCTCCTTATACATACGCTTTAAAAAGTTCATCATCTCTTCGCGCTCTTCTTCTGTCATTTCGTTTGCTGCTCTTCCAAAAGCGTAGATGTCTTCTTGGACTTCTGGCGCAAAATTAAAAATCCATGTTTTCGATTTTCCGTCTTCTGATGGCACGATTTTAACTGTACATGAATCAGTCACATCCACAGGTGTATCTTCCCATCCCATGAGAGCTGCAGGTGTTGTTCTAAGTGCTTTAGCTATAGGTTTTAAGATGTCGATAGGCATCTTTTCAATAGCCCCTTTTTCATATCTAAAAATTGTAGTTCTGTCTTTGCCAATTGCTTCAGCAAGTTCATCCGCTGAAATTCCAAGTTCTTTGCGTCTTTTTCCTTATTCGCATTCCTACTGTTTCCATATAATATACCTCCATGCCTGTATTATAATCGCAATTTTGCGATAAATTCAAGAATTTTTGTCGCAATTTTGCATTTTTTTAATTGACAGCAAAATCAACGTAGTGTATTCTTTGATTGTGGCATAAATGCGACTAGAAAGGACATCACATGAACATCATAAAATTTGAGAATGTTTTACGAGAAAAAAATGTCACCAAGGACGATATTGCAAAAGTCTTAGGGAAAGATCGTGCTACTGTATATCGTCGGTTAGCTAAGAATGGTGAAGCCTTTACTGTAGCAGACGTTTCTAAGTTGGCGGCATTCCTAAAATTAAGCCTGGAAGAAGCAAACTCTATTTTTTTTGGCGATTGAGTGGCATAAACGCTACAACGAAAGGAGAACTGAATGGACAACAAAGTATCAGAAACAATCAATGCGTTGTGTGACTGGATTCAGAGAGAATTGAAAAATGCTTCCAGTATACAGACTGAAAGCATTCTTCCAGCAGTTATCGAAGCAACTGCAAAACTTGTTGAATCAAATCGCGTTTAGTCGTTTTTAGTCGGAATATCAGACGAGAGGTCATCAGCAACATATCTTATAAATTTTGTAATTTCTGCTGCTAGATCTTCACTGTTTTTTCTTGCAGGAAATAGTCCGGCTTCAATTGATTTTTCAGCAAGTACGACAGCAAGCTGTCGTGCGGAATCAAGAGAGTATTTAAGCATTAGATTTTTACCTCCTTTCAAATCAATTATAGGAGGTTAGTTAGAAAGGAAAACAAAAAAATGGATAAGAAAGTTTATGAAGATTTGTTGTACGTAGAACTGCCAAACCTAGTTAACAGAATTCTAAAAGAGAAAAGCAAGCCTACTAGCTACAGCACTGCATTCGACAAGGCTGTTTTAGAAATCAGCAAAGTTGTCAATGCTGAATTCAAAGCTGCAGAAGTTGCATTTAAGATTGTTAGCCAGCAGTAGAAAGGAGTCGCAATGAAAACAACATCAACACCACAAGAAGTTATAGCTAAAACGTATCTGAACATCACAGATGTGCAGATTCTGCTGGGTATGACACGAGAACCGGCGAGAGCCCTATTCAAGCAAGTTAAGAACGTTGAAAAAGAAAAGCTTGGTGACTACGATGTATGGCCAAACATGATTCAGAAGGACAACTTGCTGAAAGCTCTGCATATCTCTCGAGAGGCACTGCTTAAAGATTTAGAACTACGAGAAGCAAACAAAAAAAGCGCAGTCCAGCAAGACAAGAGCGCTTAAGTGACATCGGCAAAATGTCACTACCATTTTAACACAGAAAGGTAGAAACAATGAAAAAGAATAAATTTAGCGACAAAGCCTTCAAACTAGGCATTTGTATCTTCTACGGAGCGCTATTCGTGAAGGTCATTGCTTTCGTTCTAGGTGTGGATCTATGAGAAAGATGAAATCAATGCAGTTTCATTTTAAAAACAACGGTCGCTTCGCTAAGCGTGATGCATGGCTGAAAGACGTTGAGATTGTGCCATATGACGGTCCTGATTTTAACCGTCAATACATCGAAGCTTTAGAGCGAGTTGAGAAAATCAAAAATCTAGATTGGAGTGCTGAAAATGAAGACAGACAACCAGCGTAGAGAATTCGAATTCGCTTTAGAAACATTACTAAAAGCATCGGACAAAGCCATAGATAGAGTAGTAATCAACTGGGATGAATTAGACCCAGATAGAGTCTTTGCTAAAACAGTAGTCATCACTTATCGGAATGGAGTCCAAAAGAAAATTAACGCAGCTTACAGCGCGTGGAAAGCACTAGCATTCACGACAATACGTCGATCATAAAAGGAGGAAAGAAAAAAATGAGTGAACCAAACTTATTTGAAGTTGGATATCAAATGCAAAAAGAAGAACAACAAGAAACAATCAAAATCAACAGTTTAGAACTGGAAAATGTAAAGCGTGTTAAAGCAGTCAAATTAGAGCCTACAGCAAGCGGATTGACTGTGGTTGGTGGGAAGAACAACCAAGGAAAGACAAGTGTGCTAGACGCAATAATGTGGGCGCTAGGTGGTGAGAAGTACAAGCCTTCACAGCCTGATCGAGAAGGTTCAATGATTCCGCCAAAGCTACACATTGAATTATCTAATGGAATCATCGTAGAACGCTCCGGAAAGAATGGCGCATTAAAGGTCTTAGATTCAACAGGCGCAAAGGGTGGTCAAAAACTCTTAGATTCATTTATCAGTACATTTGCTTTGGATCTACCAAAGTTTATGAATTCAACAACAAAGGATAAAGCTAACACGCTATTACAAATTATTGGGGTTGGAGATAAGCTATCGATTTTTGATAAACAGGAAGCTGAACTTTACAATCGCCGAACAGAGATTGGTCGTATTGCTGACCAAAAGAAAAAGTATGCTGACGAGATGGTTCAGTGGGATGGCGTTCCTGATGAAATCGTCAGTGCTGCAGAGCTTATTCGACAGCAACAAGAGATTCTTGCACGCAATGGCCATAATCAAGAATTGCGCAATCAAGTTAAAAATCTTGAAGCGCAGAAAACATTGCTAGAACAACGCATTGCAGAAACTACTAAAGCTTTAAACGCAATGCAAGAACAAATGACAGAACTTGCAAATGATTTAGTTATTGCAAACACAAACGCTAAGGACTTGCAGGATGAATCAACTACAGAACTTGAAACTAGCATTGCAAATATTGATTCCACGAATGCTAAGGTTCGTGACAATCTAAACAAACAACGTGCACAAGCTGAAGCAGAGGAGTATAAGCTGCAGTATGGCGATCTAACAACACAACTTGAAGACGTTCGAAAAGCACGCATGGAACTTCTAAACGGAGTTGAAATGCCACTACAAAATCTATCTGTAGATAATGGTGAGCTAGTTTATAAAGGCCAACGCTGGGACAATATGTCAGGCTCTGACCAGTTAAAAGTTGCTACAGCTATTGTCAGAAAAACGAATCCAAAATGCGGTTTCGTTCTCCTGGATAAACTTGAGCAGATGGATATTGATACCATGAACGAATTTGGGCATTGGTTGCAGGAAAATAATCTGCAAGCAATTGCTACAAGAGTTTCTACTGGTGATGAATGCTCAATCTTTATTGAAGACGGATACTCAATCGATAAGTCAGGAAATAAAACTGCAGACAGTGAAATCAAGCCTGCAGGAGCATGGAAGGTAGGTACATTCTAATGTTTGAAATCAATACAGGAGTAGTAAAAACTCCGTTAAAAGTAATCATCTATGGTACGGAAGGTGTTGGTAAAACGACGCTTGCAAGTAAGTTTCCTAAGCCACTATTCATCGATGCAGAAAATGGTTCCGGAGCACTTAATGTTGCACGTTATCCATATCCGACTTCTTGGCAAATGTTGATGTCAGAAGTACAAGAATTTCTAAACAATCCACAAGGATACAAAACACTAGTTATTGACTCGATCGACTGGGCAGAAGCAAAAGCTATTGAAATGATTTGTGCAGGCATGAAGGTCAATGGTATCGAGGATATTGGATGGTCAAAAGGTTATACCTACTTAAATGAAGAAATGGGTAGATTGCTCAATCTTTTGACAGAAGTTATCAATCGTGGTGTAAACGTCGTTCTAATCGCACACATGGTCATCAGAACGATTACAAAACCAGAAGAGACAGGTAGCTATGATCGTTACGAATTAAAGCTAAAACAAGTTAAGAACGGCAATAACTGCCAATTAGTTAAAGAATGGGCTGACTTGATTCTGTTCTGCAATTACCGTGAATTCTTAGTGGCTGACAAGACAACAGGCAAAAAGAAGGCAACTGGTGGAAAAGAAAGAATCATGTACACAGAACATGCAGCTACATGGGATGCAAAAAATCGCTTTGGACTTCCGGAAGTACTACCGCTAGATTTCGAACCGATTGCACATCTATTCAGTGACAACTATGAGGTTAAGGCAACCGAACAAATTAAAGAGCAACAGCCACAGCACATAGCAACAAACACCGTTACAACAACGAAACAAACTAAACCTGTAGAACAACCGAATCCTGAAGTGAATAACTGGACAACAAATGAAGATGAACACTTATCAACCGATTCTACATGGAAGCCAACGCCATACACTGCCGAAGAAGAAGCAATCATGGCTGAACTACCAAAAGCGTTAACCGACTTAATGAAGTCTAAACAAGTGCACCCATCAGAGATTCAACGTGCAGTATCGATAAAGGGATATTTTACAAAGGATACACCAATCAAGAATTATGATCCTGAATTTATTCAAGGATGTTTGATTGGAGCATGGCCAGCAGTAATGGAATTGATTCAAACAGATAGAGATTTGCCATTTTAAAATAGGAGAAAAAATAAAATGACACAGTATAACAATTATCAACAAAATCCATATGCGCAAAATGCATATGGTCAACAGGCAGCAACACAACAACAGAGCGGAGAATTGATGGATGGAATGACAGTCTCTGCTGCAGATTTAGGAGACTATGACAAAGGGTACGTTTTACTTCCAGAAGGAACTTATGATTTCACTGTAGTTGATTTAGATGAAACACGTTATCAACCTGGTCCAAAGAGTTCAGGAAAAATCGGACCATGCAAGCAAGTTATCTTAACATTACGTTTTAAGGATCCAACAGATGGTAGCGATGTTGATTTAAAACACAATTTATACATGTACAACAATCAAGGTTGCTTAGGCATGATTGCATCATTCTATGATGCGGTAGGTATGCACAAAAAAGGTGAACCAATCACATTTGATTGGAGAAAAGAAGTCGTGATTGGAAAGCGCGGACGTGCTGAAATCAATCACCGCAAGGGAAGTGATGGTAAGAGTGAGTATAACAACATTAAGAAGATGTTACCGCTTGAAGCAATGCCTACAGCTGGCAACCCTACACCTAACGCAGGAAACTGGTCTAACGGTCGCTTCTAATGGAGCTTAGACCGTACCAGGAACAAGCAAGGCAGGCAATTGAAAAGGAATGGGCGAGCGGAGTCAAGAACACTCTGCTCGTTCTTCCTACCGGTTGTGGTAAAACGGTCGTTTTCTCAAAAGTAATTGAGGATCAAGTTAAAGAAGGCAAGCGAGTGCTAGTAATGGCACATCGTGGCGAACTACTTGATCAAGCTGCAGATAAACTCCACAGAATGACAGGACTCACATGTGCTGTAGAAAAAGCAGACCAGTCATGTCTAGGTACATGGAATCGTGTTGTGGTCGGTAGCGTTCAATCACTTATGCGACCTAACCGTCTTGCTAAGTTTAATAAAGACTATTTTGATGCAATTATTGTCGATGAAGCACACCATGCAGTTTCAGACACTTATACACGCGTTCTAGAGCACTTTGACCAAGCAAATGTATTAGGTGTCACTGCAACACCAGAACGCTCTGATATGCGCAAATTAGGCAGTCTATTTCAATCATTAGCGTATGAGTATTCGATCGTACAGGCAATCAAAGAAGGGTACTTGTGCAAAATAAAAGTGCAAACCGTCCCACTCAAGATTGATATGAACAACGTTTCTGTTACTGCAGGTGATTTTTCGGCAAACGAAATAGGAACTGCACTGGATCCATACCTTGAGCAGATTGCTACGGAAATGGAAACAGTTTGCAAGAATAGAAAAACAGTTGTGTTTCTACCACTGATTGCAACTTCACAGAAGTTTAAGAACATTTTGATAAACCACGGATTTAAAGCTGCAGAAGTAAACGGTAATTCAGACGATCGCGAGCAGATTCTAAAAGATTTCAGCGATAACAAGTACAACGTCATTTGTAACTCAATGTTGCTTACAGAAGGATGGGATTGCCCTGATGTAGATTGCATCGTTGTGTTACGTCCAACAAAGGTTAGAAGCCTTTATTGCCAGATGGTAGGAAGAGGAACGAGACTTTCTCCAGGCAAAGAAGATTTGCTTATCCTGGACTTCCTATGGCTGTCTGAAAGACATGAGCTCTGTAGACCTGCAGACATCATCTGTACGGATAAAGAAGTGGCCAAAAAGATGACCGAAAATCTTGCGGAAAGCGGTTGTCCTGAAGATATTGAAGAAGCAGAAAAAGAAGCATCTTCAGATGTACAAGCACAAAGAGAAGAAACGCTAAAGGCACAGCTCGAAGAAATGAAGACACGCAAGCGGAAGCTTGTAGATCCATTACAGTTTGAAATGAGTATTCAAGCTGAAGACTTAACTGGATATACTCCTTCATTTGGATGGGAAATGGCACCAGTCAGCAAGAAACAAAAAGATGCATTAGAGAAGTTCGGAATCTTTGCTGATGAAATTGAAAACGCAGGTAAAGCAGCTCTTATCATGGATAGATTACAGAAGCGTCGTGATGCTGGACTGTCTACACCTAAGCAGATTCGTTTCTTAGAAGGACGTGGATTCGCGCATGTAGGTACATGGGAATTTACGGATGCAAACAACATGATTGCACGCATTTCTGCTAACAACTGGAGAATACCGTCAGGAGTTAACCCTGCAGAATATACACCAAAAGGAAATTAGTATATGGAAGATAGATTAGAAGATTTAAGTGCCGCACTTGAGTATATCGACCCAAGCTTATTGAACTACCAAGAGTGGTGCAATATAGGCATGGCTCTGAAATATGAAGGTGCTTCAGTAGACGTATGGGATAGATGGTCATCACAGGATGGTAGTCGATATCACGCAGGCGAATGCGAAAAGAAATGGGATTCATTTATTAATACCGGAATCACCGGTAATACCATCTTTAAGATGGCAAATGAAAATGGGTATATTTCTGCAGATTATCAGCCAATCATTAAAGGTGGTGCGCGTGAATTGTTTGACGGTGAAACTGTTGAATTTAACTATTGTGTCATCGATAAAAGCATGATGGATTATGAGAAGTTACCTGAAGTCAAGAATTGGAATCCAGTTGAAGACATCAGAAAATACCTGTCAGTAATCTACGCACCTAATGACCACGTGGCATATTGTGTCAAATGTTTCCAAGATCAGGATGGTAAGTATCATCCTGGTCAAAGAAACTATGATAGAACTGCAGGCAGATTAATGGATGAACTAGACCACGCTAAAAGGATTGAAGATGTGTTCTATGATTACGATCACAATTGTGGAGCATGGATAAGTTTCAACCCTATGGATGGCGGAGGTTGCAAAATTGATAATATTACTGATTTCAAGTATGCATTAGTTGAATCAGACACCCAAAATATCGACATGCAGTACTCGC